CAGATGCGTCTCTGTATGTTGTCGGACTTGTGCTGACGGATACTGATGAAGTTCCTACCGTCCCGCTCACCACTGCCACTTTGCCCGTGGTGTACTCCGTGCTTTCCTGCAGCGCGATCGTCTTCAGCGACTGCACGCCGCTAGACGTGGTCGTGTCGCGGAACTCGACGTTTACGGAAATCGTCCCGGATACGTTGCTCATCGGTAAGAGCCCCAGCGTTGTGAGTCGAGCAGGGATTTCACGCCAAACGGAATCTCGTTGCCGCTCATGGAGTCGGCCGCCATCCGGCGCTCGTACCACATGCCCACGAGCATCAGCATGGCGTGCCGGATCGCCGCCGGCACACTCGTGCCGCTCGCGCCGTAGCCGCCCCACCACGTGACGCTAATGGCGTTGTCATCCTGCAGGTGCGGCGGCCAGGTCTGGCCATACAGCGTCTTTACGGTGCCCGGCACGCCGTCGCGGTCCACGCGGTAGCTGGCCGTCGAGTAGGTCGCAGTGGTGCCGTTCTCGAAGGTGAACGTCAGGGCCACCGCCGTGGTCGTGCCAGCCGTTGCCATCGGCGGGCGTGGCAGCTCGATGTCGTGCGTGCCGTCAGGCGGGAACTTGTCGAACCGCATCACCCACTGCGTATGCACCAGCGTGCGATCAAGGTACTGCTCGACCCACTCGCGGGCCGCCGTGATGAGCGACCCGATGTAGGCGTCGTCCGTGGCCGTATCAACCCGCAGGTGGGCCTTGGCATCTGCGAGCGTCACAGGCTCAACGGCTGGTGCGGTCTGGCGAGTCAGGCTTCGATATTGCACGGCGGCGTTTCCTGGGTGTGGCGTCGGCCGTTTCGGCTTCGTGCTCGACGGCTGCCGTCTCGATCAGTTGGCCCTGCGTGTCCTCAACCGCCACGCGCTGGGCGAGCAGCTGCGTGGCCAGGCCGCCTGAAATCTCCACGGTCTGACCCTTGCGGTAGGACCGCCACGCGCGGGTGAATGTAATCTTCCTCATTGAGGCACGCTCCATGCAGTTTCGGGGCGTTTGCTTGTATTCGTGAAATCGGTAGTCCACTGGAAAACCGGCTTGCCGAGATCCCGGCCAGGCCACGTCACGACGTACTCGCCGTGGCCGAGAACCACGCGGGGCGTGACGAACACACGGTTCCCGCTCTCGCGCCAATTGCGCCAGTAAAAAATGTCCGGGTCGGTTCTGCCGTCAGACCACCCTCCGCTTGGGTCTGGCTTGCTCCAGAACCACGGTTTCTTCGCACGCTTCAAGGCGGCCGTGGAGATGACGGTCAGCCCGAAATGGGCCGTGTCCACTTCCTGCACAGGCTCGGCAAACCACGACGCAGGCAGGCTTGTGGTGCCGCCCTCGGGCGGGTTGTCCAGCGTGCCCTTTAGCGTCAGCATTGGGCGGCCGTCTTCCCGCTTGGTCTGTAGCCCTGTGATGGCGTCGCACTGGAACGTCATGGCCATGGCGAAAAGATGCTCCACGTCTTCCTTCGTGAAAAACGTGTCGTAGTCGATCGTCAGCAGATACTCGGCCTTGTCGATGAACTGCTCCATCACCCGCGTATTGACCTGGTCCCAGAACGCACCAGTGCCCATCGTGGGGCGAATGCCCAAAGGCATGAGTGCCTGAGCCCAGGCAAAGTGATTGGCCGTAAACGACAGCCTGGGCATCGACAGGATGGCTTCCACCCGAATGTCGGCCTCGGTGCCACCAACCTTGACGATCATGCGTGACTCCAAAAGAGAGCGGGCCGCCCCGTTGTGGAGCGGCCCGCCCAGTTTGCACATCACGTCAAGCCGTCAGGCTCACGCACCAACCAGGCCGATGATCGGGCCGGCGACGCTCGAGCTGCCGAGGTTGGCGTGCGTGATCGCCACGCGAGCCACCGCACGGATCACGGTCTGATCCGACAGGAAGTTCACCTGATCGCTGGACGCGATCTCGATGGCCTGGCGGATGCCGTAGTAGGAGCTGTTGGCCATGTTGCCGTACAGCGCCATGATGGCACCCGTCGAGTCCGCACCGCTCGGGAGCCGGTCGGTGAGAACCACCGGCGAGCCGAGGAAGGTGAGGCCCATGCCCTGCGACAGACCCACCGACCCGCCCTGGGCGAGGTCGAGGTTCTGCATGCACGACGCGAAGAAGAACGGCGAGCAGAACCACTTGGCACCGGCCCGGCTGTGCTGGGGCACTGCGCCCATCATCGCCAGGAGGTTGGCCTTCGTGACTTCGTCGGGCGTGTCACCGGCAGCCGTCACCAGCGACGCGGCGTAGGTGGCACCAGACGAAGCGAGCAGGCCGCCCGTGTGGGTCGTGACGAGACCGGCCACGCCAGGGGCGTTGCTCGGGTTGCCGCTCCACGCAGCCGCTTCCACGGCGTTGCTGAGCGACAGGGCGAGCTCGGCAGCGATCCAATCGGCGATCGACACGATGGAGTCCTGCAGGAGCTCCGACGCGATGACCACCGCGCCCGTGACCTTCTTCGCCGTCAGCGTGACCTGGTTGGAGGTCGGGTCGCTGGGAGTGATGGCCACATTCTCGTCGATCCATGCCGCCGACGCTCCCGCAGTTCTGCGAGGAAAGAGCACCACGTCCGAAGGCATCACCACGTTGGTGGCGTTCTGGGCAAATGCCGAATACTCATCCACGAGCCGGATGACGGTCGAGGAGAGCACATCGGGCACGAAGGCCGCACCCGTGGTGCTGCCAGTCGAACCCTGGGCACGAGCCTCGACGCCGTGATCTTGGCACCACCGCTTGGCGTCGGCGTCGCCCGCCTTGGCCTTGAACCACATGCCCACAGAGTAGGCGTCCTTGGCGTTTTCAAACGCACGGAGCCGACCCGAGAACGGAACCGCCTCGATCCGGGTCTTGGGCTCTTCGGCACGCACCTCGGGAGCCGGCGAGCAACGCTCGACCACGCTGCGGAGATTCTTGGCCGACTCGACCACCTTCTTCTCGAAGTCGATCTTGGCGGTGAGTTCGTCGGCACGCTTGTTGAGGTCGATGAGCTCGACATCGCGGGCGGTCGTGTCTTCGGCCTCGATCGCACGCACGGCGTCGATCCGGTTGGCAAGGGTTGCCGCCTCGTCCTGAAGCTTCTTGAGATTGTCCACGTGTGTTCTCCAGCGGCGGTATTGCCGATGGAGTCCACTCTGCCCTTACGGGCGTGGCACCTTGCAGAAGCGGATTTGCGAAAGCGTTGTTTTTACAAACGCCACGGCGCGAGCCCCGCAGCGTGGGCAACGCAAATACCGCTGCCGTTCGTCACCACATGGACGGCTGGAGCGGCACCGGAGTTTTTCGCCGCAGGTGCAGCGGGCGTCAGACACGGCGAAGCCTCAGAGCCCACGCCGCTGCGGCGTCACGGACCAGCGAACGCATGGCCTTCTTCACTTCGGGCTGGGCATCCGCATCGGCCTCGACGGCGGCAGCCTGCTCTGCCAGCCACGCCTCGTAGGACCGCCTGGACACCACCGCAGTCGTAGCACTTCCGTAGGCCGGCACGTTCACTGGGCCGACTTCGTACAGGCCAGACGCTTCCACGATCTCGCGGATGGCCTTGCCTGATTCGTCGGTCGTGTAGCGTTCTCCGCGCTGGCTCACGGTGAACGCAAAGGAACTGCCGGTCAGCAGGCGAGCACGCACCAGGGCGAGAACGTCACGGCCCGCCGAGGTATCCGGTGGCTCCACGACATACGAAATGCCACGATCGTCGGCGATGATCTCGAGCGTGCCAGCCGACTCCCGGCCCAGCAGCATATCGCTGTTGTGGTTGTAGTAGCTCAGGATCTCGCCCTTGCCCCGCTGGCGGTTCAGCACCTTATCGAAGGCACCGGGCAGGATTCGCTCCCGAAAGCCACCGAGGTCAAGGGAAAGCCGGTTGTATGGCACCGCCAGCCCCCGGATCGCTTCGCGCCCGCTGGAGCGTGTTTCGATCTGCAGCTCGCACTCGGGTGCCTCGTCTACGGTCAGGCAGCGGCGTTCAATTTCCATTGGTGTTTCCTCCGGTCGGCTGGGTCTGTACTGGAATGACGCCTTCGTTCACGCCCGCGATGATGCTGTCCACGGTAGCTTCTGGCATTGTCGGGAACGCACCTTGAATCAGTGCCTTTGCTCCTTCGCCCGTCAGCAGGCCAGACGAAAGGTTGGCGATGATCTCAAGCAACGAGGAAACCTGTGCTCCGTTCAAGGCTTGCTGCTGCAAGTCCGTGGCCGCTGCCATGTCCACGCCTTCGCTGGTTGAGGCTGCATAGTCTTCCGCACCATCTTCGGCCGTGCCATCCATGGGCTCGCTAGCATCTGGCGAACTGTCACCGATAGCGTCGAGCGTGGTCATGTTGAGCTGCACGAAGTGCTTGTCACCTTCCGGCCCGATCGGGTTCAGGTTCTCAAGCTCGCGGATCTCGTTGATGGTCATCCACCCGTTCTGCAGGGCCGAGACGTAGTAGGCCGAGCGGCTTGCGTGGTCGCCACGCAGCAGGCCACTCACGCTGTGCTCAGCAAAGTAAGTCTCATCGTCCACGATCAGATCGCGGCTGATGGCGGCTTCCCACCGCTTCAAGTGCGGCAGCAGGCAGTGCTGCACGAACTCCGTTCCCTGCACTTCGATGTTGCTGTAGGTGCTGCGTGTCAGGTCTTGGATCATGTGGGGCGGCACGCGAAACGCACGGCAAATCTCAATGACTTGGTACTGCCGCGTCTCTAGGAACTGTGCCGCCTCGTTGCTGCCGCTGAGCTCGTGGGCCTTCACGCCGTTCGGCAGGACCGCCGTGCGGAAGGCACGATCGGCTCCCCTGTGCATCCGCTCCCACTGCTCACGCAGCCGCTCGGCAGCCTCCACGGGGATTGGGTTCTCTGACTCCAGCACGATGCCAGGCCGCGCACCGTTTCCGAAGTAGGTGGACCCGTGAGCCTCCAACGCCTGGGCCAGGCCGATGGCGTTCTGGAAAATCTTGTAGGTCGGGATCGGGCGGATTCCGTCTTCCGTGGTGAACCGCAGGCAGAAGATCTGCTCTTGGCTGTAGATCGTCTGCTTCCCGCTAGGCTCGCGGTACTTGTAACGCAGCGTGCCGTCCTCGAGCCGCTCGGCCTCCATGCGGCTGCTGTGAAGCGGCCAGAGCTCCGAGACGGCACCTCGAGCACCTGGGCGGATCTCGGCGTAGCTCGCACCGTAGTGCAGGTACATGCCCGTCATCCAATCGCGGAACTCTTGCGCCGTCTGCCACGGGTTGGGTTGCTGGTGCAGGAGCCGATACACCGGGTGGCTCGTAGCCTTCGTCTTGCCGCCGTTCGCCATCCGCTCGTACACGTGGAGCGGCAGGGCCGATACCGCATCCGATATGACGCGAATGCAGGCCGTGTAGGCCGAGCACGCCATCGAGTTGTCGGCGTTGACGCGGATGCCCGAAGGCGTGCGAGACGATGACACCTCGGGCCAGTCGATGCCTCTTAAATCGAACATCTTGAAGTCGGCGGCGGCGTGTTCGCTCATATGCTCAGAATGTCCCAAGATTGTTCAGGTGCCGGTGCCGTGGCCGTCTGCCACAAGCCGATCGCCATGACTAGCGACACGATGCCGTCGATGCGTTCTGTGCTGCGTGCCTTGCTGGGCTTGATGTTGCCTGCCGCCGAGTCAGTCTGAATCGCCACGTTAGACGCCTGCCAAGCGAGCACAGGATGCCCGCCGTGCCGTAGCTTGCCGGCCACCACCCAGTTCTCGAGCTGCTTGCTCGGGCCGCTGAGTGAGCCGTAGCCCTGCCGAAAGTTTGTCATGGCTAGGCCATCGCCTTGCAGTTGCTGGCCGAGTTGCGCACTGTTCCACGGGTCTAGGCCGATGCCACGGATTCGGTACTTTAAAGCCAGGGCGTTGATGTCACGCCGCACGTGCTCGAAGTCCGTGACGTTGCCTTCGGTCATATTAAGAAAGTGCTGCCGCTGCCACGTGAGATACGGCACCTTGTCGCGCCGCTCGCGCTGGTGGGCGTTGTCGCTTGGAATCCAAAAGTGGGGCTCAACCCAGAAGGTGCCATCGTCCAGCGGGAAGATCAGCACAAACGCAGTGGTGTCGAACGTCGTGGCTAAGTCGAGCCCGGCCCAGCACTCACGCCCGGTGAGATCCACGGGGCAGGGCTCGTTACCCTGCGCCCAATGATCCATCCGCAGCCAGCGTGTGCTTTGCTCCGTCCACTGGTTTAAAAAAAGTTGGCGAAAAACATTTTCATACGTCGGCATCTCTACAGCACGGGCGCACTCGCTCCGCAGGAAGTCCATCTTCACGGACACGCCGAGGTTTGGGTTTGCCTTCTGCCACGTCTCTTCAGACTTCCAGTCGGCCTTGATGTCGGCGGCGTAGATCGCAGGCAGGAAAGTCTCGTCCGTGATCGCTCCGCTCTGCACGGCGAGTGCGTACTGCCATAACTCCCAGCACACTGACTTTCGGTCGTAGCCAGCAGTGGTAAGCGCGACGGTGAGCGGCTGCCGCCGCGCCCCTTGACTCGACAGCATCACCTCCCACATCTCGCGGTTGCTCACGTGGAGCTCGTCAAAGATCACGCCGTGAGCGGATAGGCCATGTTGAATGCCGGCCTCTGCACTCAACGCCTTGTACGTGGCATGCGTTGACTCCCGCACGATGGCATTGCGGTAGACCTTCAAGTGCTTCCGCAGCACCGGCGACTGCTCGACATAGACGCGCGCCATGTCGAACACCAGGCGTGCCTGGTCCCGCGAGGCGGCGCAGGAATAGACCTCACATCCTGGCTCGTCTTCCATGAGCAGCTTCAATGCGATGCCAGCGCACAGACTGCTCTTGCCGTTCTTGCGAGGGATCGCCAGCAGGCTTGTCCGCACAGTACGCTTGCCGCCGGAAGTGCCAAACAATTTTCGCACGTAGTCCTGCTGCCACGGCTCCAGCAGGAACGGCTTGCCGCCGAGCTCGCCCTTTGCGTGCGTCAGGTAGTTGTGGAAGAACTCGACCGCGAAGCAGCTGCTGCAGTTGCCGCAGGGCTTAGCCAGCGAACACGCGAGCGTCCCGGTCGTCCGTTTCCTGCTTTGGCTCTTCGACATGCAGCGATGTCCTAGCTGACGGGTTCAGCCCGAAGTCTTGCTCGAGCTGCCGCATCTGCACGGCAAGCTTGTGGGCAATCGAAACCTCAGGCCGCTGGGCGACGTACTTCACATCGCCCTTGTCGTTCAGGATCGGGTACGTGTCGCCGTCGGCCTTCAGTTTCGCCCGCACTGCAAGCCACCATTCGTACGTGTCGCAATACCTGGCGAGGGCTTCAACGTCTGCCTGCGTCATCACCTTCACGGCCTGGAGCATCGGAAGAAGCTCAGCCCAGCGGGCGGCGGCCACGTGCCCGAGGTACGCCGGCATAGTAATGCCATTGGCCGGCGGTGCGGGCTCGTTGCGGTTTAGAGGGCGGCCCCCTGGATTGCCGCGCAAGACCTTGAGTTGCGTTGGCGTCGGCCTCGGGCCACGTTTTCCCATCGCTTTACCGATCCTTCCAAGTCAAGCCGCAACTGCCCCCAGCTGCGGGCTCGCTTTTTATTGTTGCATTTACGGCACAGGCACTGCGAGTTAGGGAAGACATTACCGGGTGTGCCTTCCTCAGTAAGCGGCACGATATGGTCGTGCTCTGCGTTGCGAGGGTCTGGCCGGCGGGTCTTTGTGTCGATGATGTATTCACGATTGCAGTCAATGCGGCACATCTGGCATACCCAGCCGTCTCGCTCAAGCACCGCACGGCGGGTGCATTGCTCGTCAAACGGCACACCCAAGAGCTTGCATTTTTTCCGCAGCGAAGTTCGCAAAGCACCTGCAGACGCTGAAGCCAGGTGCTTCTTGCTCCAGTTTTTTTGCGGCCTGTCTGATCCCCATCGGTGGTCCCATGCGCATTCACGGCAGCAGTATTTTCGACCGTCTTGCCCTAGTGCTGTTTTGCGTGGCCCCTGTGCTTCTCGTTCAATCTTTTTGCCGCATGCTGGATTTTGGCAGAAGCAATCTGGGAGCCGCATGTGCTCTGTCCTGCATTGCCAGGAGCAGCAACGGCGGCCCTTTGCATGCTCGGATGGCGTCATCGTAAATTCCCTTCCGCATGTTGTATTTGCGCACACGGCTTGAAAACGAGTTCTTTTTGATGCCGTCCGGCATGCAGCAGAGCATGTTTTTTGCTGCTTGCGGTTAGTGCAGAACGAACGCCCGCAATGCTCACAAGTTTTTGCGCGTCGCTGTTTTTTACTGGCTGCTGGTGACATTTCCGCAGCATGCGGGTGGTGTCAAACAGCCGGCCTACCCCCTTGCGATTACTTGCGTAAATGAACGCAGCAC